GGGGTACGATTCGGGAAATCGGAGGCGCCCATGCATGACTCGCTGACGCACGATCTCGATGAATGGCTCGCGAAGGGCGGCAAGCAGAAGCCCCCCGCCGGCTACCAGCCCGTTCGGGGCTCGAAGCCCTTTGCGGAAACTCCTGCAACACCGTCAGAGCGCCTGAAGATGAGGCTGGCCCTCGACCTCGAGGGCTATCTCGACGACGCTCAGCAGGTATATGGACGGACGCTCAGCCGAGCCCCGGAGAGCGTCAAGGTACGCGTCAAGGAGTTGAAGGCGAAGGCCGTCCAACTCGGCATGAGAACCAAGAAAGAGCAGGAAAAGTGGTCCGACCTGTCAGCGAAATACCTCGATCACGTCTCGCCGAAGTACAACCCGCCGCGGGACTTCTGGCAGCCAGAGAAAGACTGGATCGACGGGAAGAGGGCTGACCGACCGACCGAAGCTGAGATCCGGGCCAACGAGGGCGCAGCGGCGCCAGCGCCACCGACTCCCGCGCCAACACCGGAGAAGGTATCCGATCCCGAGCAGGACGCCATCACAGCGCAGGCCAAGGCGCTCTACGAGGAGCACAACGCCGGCTACGGGAACATGGGTAAACGTCGCCAGGGTGCCTTTAAGTCCAAACTGACAAGGCTTTCGCGGAAGGTCAATCCGACCAACACCGCAGCTCTTATGTATCTGGACGTAGTCGCCACAAGAACGGGGCATGACTTGAAACTCGACAAATCGGTCAAAGCCATTCGAGACCTCTGCAAAGCGGCCCCCACCGGAAACGCTCACGCGCTTGCGCTTCGCCAGGATCTCAAAGGCGCCAAAGCGGCCCCCACTGGCAACGCTCACGCGCTTGCGCTTCGCAAGGAGCTCAAAAGCAAGCCCGCCGCCGCCAGCGGTGGAGGCAGCACGCAGCGCCCGCCAGCCGGCTTTACGCCGATCCCACATTCGACCAAGGGCGGGTATCACAAGAAGCAGGGCGCCGGCTACATCTACTGGTACCCGGGCATCGGCGTAACTCGAGGCGCACACGCCGACGACGCTGGCCACCCGAAAGATCAGAAGCCGCAGCCCGGAAAGCAAGCGAAGGACAAACCGCCGACCGACGCCAATGCTCACGCGCTTGCGCTCCGGGACGAGCTCAAAGGCGCCAAGCCCAAGGCAGAGGCCAAGCCAGAAGCGCCGAGCGCGGGGCTCGAGAAACCCGACGAGAAGGTGATCACCGATCCGGCCGAGCTGCCGCCCGACTTCAACAAGCTCTCGAAAAAAGAGCGCGCCGTGAAGACCGCAGACTACAAGGTTGTCTCGGGAGAAATGGAAGCGCGGTTCGGCGCAGCCAAGGGCTACGACGCGAAAGACCTCGGCGGATCGATCGACGCCCACCTTGACCAACTCGGCAAGGATGGCTGGATCGTCCCGAACAACGTGGCCACGGCGAAGAAAATGATGCACGACATGGTCGCGCACGCCGAGGCCGCTGGCGTCAAGGGCAAGACCCTCGCGGCGCTCATGGAAGAGAACGTCCGCAAGCTCGCTCACCAAGAGATCGAGGCCGCCGGCCGGACGCTAGGCGATCATGGCGTTCGCCATCTCAGCGTGAACGCCAAGCAGTCGGATGCGATTTTCGAGCAACTGAAAAAGGGCGGGGTCGACGTGACGCCGATGGACCACTTCATGGCCTATCAAGTCTGGCTCGACCACGACATGGGCTACACGATCCCGGCCATCGCCAGGGGTGGGTTTGCGGTCAAGGACAACTACCACCCGCAGGCGTCGACCGTGATGGGGTTCCAGCAGCGGGACAAGTACGAAAAGCTTTTCGGCAAGGATGGGTTCCAGACCTACATCAACGCGGTCGCAAATCACTCTGGCCAGGAAGTCGACTGGAAGGGTGATTTCTTTGGTTCGGCCGTTCGCCTCGCCGACAACACGCACCTTTTCGCCGACAAGATGCCCGAGGTGTTGTTCGACTCCAAGATCGCCGTCGAGTCGATGGTCAAGATCCGCATGGCCCTCGACCTGGTCCCGCCGACCGAGGAATACGAGGAGGTGAACAAGAAGACCGGCGAGAAGGAAAAGAAGCTGCGCCGGAGCGCCGAGGAAAAAGCCAAGGTCAAGAGCATGATCGGCGGCGTAAAACAAACCCTCATGGCCCAGATCGAGAAGCGCACAGACCTGCCCGCCGAGACCAAGCACGCCCTGCTCAAAGCAGCGCGCGAGGTGGGCGAGATGACGCCCAAGTTCTTGGTCGGGCGCTTGGCTGGCCGGAACCCTCAGTTCAACTTCGACGGCAGCGACATGAAGGTGACGATCGAGCAGTCCGACGTTCGTAACACGATCGGGAAAGTGTTCGGCGACGACGACGCAGACAAGCAGTTCACCAAGCTGCTAGAGGACTACGGCGTGACGCCCAAGGCCGCGCTCGACAAGAAGCCCCCACCCCCCGGAGCCCACATCGGCAAAGAGGGCGCGGGGATCGAGTTCATCTGGACGCCCCCGACGAACCAGCAACACGCAGAGCGCCGCCACGCCGACGAGATGGCCGCCGTCAAAGGCGACTTCGACAAGATCAAGGGCCTGGCGGACGGCACCGAGCGCGACAAGGCTCTCGGCGCCTTCTTTGGCACCGACGTGGCCAAGTCGCTGGCCTACCTGCTCGCGCAAGCGCCGCTCGAGGACTGGCTGTCGAAGTCAGACCAGAAGGCGACAATCTCAAAGTCTGAACGATGCGACGACGGTGACGAGTTGCGCAAGAAAGAAGCGCTCGTCGGCGGTGAGGGCGACGGGAAAAAGCCGTCTGACTTCGATCCCAAAGACCTCGAAACCGGCCGCAAGGTCGAGGCCGAGCACACCAAGGACCCGAAGGTGGCGACCGAGATCGCCCAAGACCATCTGACCGAGGACAAGGACTACTACCGAAAGCTGGCAGACATGGAAGCAAAGAAATCGCAACGCCCGATCCGGGCTCGCATCGGCATCGGAGACGCCTACGCCGAGATCGGTGCCGACGAGGAAATCTCAAAGGCGCTCGAGGCCGGTGACGGTCTGCACATCGGCGTGCAGCCGACCAACATGCGGCCCCCGATCTCTAAGGGGACCATCTACCAGGGCGAGATGATCCAGCCGAACCAGGGCGACGACCGGACGAACCATTGCCGCGCCGAGATTGAGGCCGAGATCATCGAAGACGACCCGGCCGGTTTCGGCGGCAACGGCGGACTGGCCGAGTGGTGGCGCGATGTCTGGAAGCCTCCGCAAAGCCCCAACGTTGTGAAGTCGGACCCCGGAGAAACCGAAGTGATCGACGACAGCGATCCGATCGTCCGCTCCGCTTTCACCAAACGCGACTACTAGCCAGCGAGGCCCACCATGGCGTGGCGTGACAGATTGATCGGCCGTGCGTCTGACGCGCTTGGCGGGGCTCTTTCGATGGTCGGCGAGATGGCCGCCCAGAGCTTTGAAAAGGCGAAACGGGAGACTGGCGCGGCTGGTCTTCCCGTGAATGCAGACGGGCAGCAAAACCTCCCGCCTGGTTTGCCCGAGCCGGCTGACGAGGCCGCCAAGGCGCTACTCACCGACCCGTTCAGCGTGATCGACCAGCTCGGCTACAAGGACCGGCCGAGCGGTATCACCTATCAGACTCTCGACGAGATGGCGCGGCGCGTCCCGGTCTTCAACGCGATCGTACAGACCAGGATCCAGCAAGTCGCCAACTTCGCCATCCCGCAGCAGCAGGATCGCGAGCCTGGGTTCCAGGTGAAACTGCGCGAACAGGAAGCCAACGCGACAAAGGCGTCGAAGAAACGCGCCAACGAGCTAGAGCAATGGATGCTCTACACCGGCTCGACGCGCATGTTCGGCAAAGACAGCTTGGAAGTGTTTTTCACCAAGTTGATCCGCGACAGCCTGATCTACGACCAAGCGACGTTCGAGGTGGTTGACAACGCCAAGGGCGAGCCCTCCGACTTCTACGCCATCGACGCCGCCACGATCCGGATCGCCGACGTTCCTTTGCACGCCGACCTCGACGACGATCCCGAGCGCGCCAGATTTGTCCAGATCTACGACGAGGTTGTGATCGCCGAGTTTGCCGCGCACGAGCTCTGTTTTGGCATCCGAAACCCGCGCACCGGGATCCGCTTGAACGGCTATGGGTACTCCGAGCTAGAAATGCTGCTCAACGTAGTCACCGCGCTTCTGTGGAGCTTCGAGTACAACAAGAGATTTTTCAGCCAGGGCAGTACCACCAAGGGCATCTTGAACTTCCGCGGCAGCATGCCTGTCAAGCAGCTCGACGCCTTTCGGCGCTACTGGTACCAGCTCGTGACCGGCGTAGCGAACGCCTGGCGCACGCCGATCACCAACGCCGAGGAACTGCAATACATCAACCTGCACTCCACGAATCGGGACATGGAGTACAGCGCGTGGAATGACTTCCTGATCAAGCTGACCTGCGGGACATGCCTATTCGACCCGAGCGAGATCGGCATCGATTACGGCAACCAGGGGCAGTCGCAGCAGATGTTCCAGGCGCCCGCCGAGTCGCGGATCAAGTCGAGCAAGGACAAGGGCCTTCGCCCGATCTTGCGGCGCCTATCCGACTGGATGAACCACTACTTGATCTGGCGTCTCGACGAGGATTTCGAGATCGTGTTCACGGGGATGGACCCGCGCTCAAGCGACCAGATCGCCGACCTCCAGAAAAAACAGGTTTCGTATCTGAAGACGGTCGACGAGATCCGCGCCGAAGACGATATGGCTCCGATGAGAGATGGCAAGGGCGAGGTGATCCTCGACCCGACGTGGCTGCAATTCTCGCAGGCGAAGGATATGGAAGCGCAGCAAGCCGAGGGCGGTGGATTCGACCAGTACGGCGACCAGGGTGGAGAGATGCCACCACCCGACCAGGAACCCGAGCAAGCTCCAGAGCAGGAAGCCGCACCGGAAAAAGGCGGCTGGGATGACTTGATGAGCCAGTTCGACCAGTTGCCCGAGACGGCGCGAGACAAAGACGACGCCGCAGAGAAGTCGCTCCGCAAGGGCCTCGTGACCGAGACCAGGCGCAACGGCACGATCACCTACAGCATCGAAATCGAGGACTGATCATGGCGAGCAAGTTTCGCGTCAAGCACTCCATTAGTATCCTGGCTTCGCTCGACGACGCCGAAAAGAAGATCGGATTCCAGCGCGCTGGCGACTCGATCATCCAGACGATCCGAGAAGACCTCGAGGTTGGCAAGGCGGACACCCGCGTGATCGACGAGTCGACGGTCGATGAGGCACTCGAGCTGGGGGGCGTTACGACGGCTGCGCTTCTCTACATCGAGACCGACCAAGAGCTTCTGATCAAGATCAACGGCGGAACCGAGGAGTTCAAGCTGTCGCCGACGACCGGCTACAACGCCAAGTTGTTCTGGGAAGGCGAGTTCACGGCGCTGTCGGTGAGCAACGTATCCCTGACAACCAAGGCGAACATCACCTATCTCGTCGCCGGCGTCTGATGCGAGTAACGATCGAGCTACGGCCCGGCGAGGAGCCGCTCAGTCGCGCGCAGCTTGCGGAGATCGCAAGCCGTGTACGCTTGCGCAAGGCGTCCGCCAAGGCATCAGATCGGGAGCCGCGCAAGATGGACCTCGAAGCGCTCCAGGGCTCCATAGACCGGTCAAGGGTGGTGGTCGAGGCCGTTCGCCGTCGAATGGTCGCGAAGCTCGAGCGCGTGATCGAAGGTGGCTGAATGTTCCTGACCGCCAAGCAGATCGATGAGCTTCGCAAGATCGTCCGAGACGCCTCGGCCGCGGTGGCCATCGGTACGGCAGGCATGGAAGTCGCGCCGGAGGAGCTCGCCCGGCTGGTCGACGAGGGCTACATCCAGCTCGAGGAGCTGGAAAACCTGGTCATGGATTCGTTCGAGTTTGGCCGGATCATGGCCGAGCTGCCCGTCGCCGCGCAGATGACCTATCCGCAGCTCAAGACGCACCTGGCGCATAACCCCGTCGAGCTGACCGAGCGCGAGTTGCTCGCCTATGACCAGGCCGTCGAGCGAGCGGGGCAGTTCTGCGTCGGTCTCGGTACGCGGTACTCCGGCGAGGTGGGCGAACGAGTGATCAAGCTCAGCGACGAGCTGGCCGCGGAGTTTCGTGAGGGGATCGAGACCGCGGCCGGCCGCGCCATCGCGAGCCGTGCTGGCGTCGGTCGGCTGACCACCCGGTTGCGGCAGATGTCGGAGGACTGGGCGCGCGACTGGGGACGGATCGCCTCGACCGAGAGCCAGTTCGCGCACGAACACGGGAAACTCGTCGCAACGATGGAGCGCCACGGCCGCGAAGTCATGATGGCGAAGGTCCCCGAGCCAAGCGCGTGCGACGACTGCAAGCGCCTCTACCTCGGCCCTGATGGACTACCTATCGTGATGCCGGCGTCATGGTGGGAGGGCAACGGCGTTTCAAACGTGGGTCTCAAGCGCGCCGACTGGCGACCTGTATTGGGCGCAGTCCATCCTTGGTGCCGATGTAGACTGGTTCGCGTGCCCGCCGGCATGACCTTCGATGAGGGCTGGGATCTGGTTCCGATCGAAGATGAGGCCGACGACGCCATTGCGCGAACGCCCGTTCAGGTTGAGCTCGAGGAGCCCGAGGCCGAGCAGATCGTGGCGAAGTCTCGCAAGCTGCACGGCCGCAGAAACTGGAACGGCCTAGAGCTCTCGATCGAGAATCGGAAGGGCAGCACGCGGCACTGGTACGACGTGGCGGCCAAGCGCGAGGGAACCACTACGATGAAGTGGCCCTACGGCTACATCCGGAGAACGGAGGCCGCAGACGGCGAGCACGTTGATTGCTACGTCGGCCCCGACGACGCGGCCAAGTTCGTCTACGTCGTGCATCAGCTCGCGGCGCCCGAGTTCAAGAGCTACGACGAAGACAAGGTGATGCTCGGGTTCCCCTCGAGGGCCGAAGCCAAGCGAGCCTACCTCGACCACTTCGACCACGAGAAGGGGTTTGGCGGCATGACCGCCATCATCTCTGCTGAGTTTGTCGATCGCGTGAAGGCCGGAGAGTATCGGGACGGGGCCAAGATCGAGAAGGCCGAGCAGATCGGATTCGACTTCTCCGCGCCGGCCAAGGCCAAGCCGCAGCCAAGGCTGAAGGTCTCGAGGGGCGGCCCCTTCATTGGCCCGCGGGGCGGAAAATGGGCCGATCCACAGCACACCATCCACTGGGAGCCGCAGACGCTCAGCGACGGCTACCGCGGCACTGCGTTGAAGCCTGGCATGGCACTTGAGGCCGCCGAGGATGCGATCCGCGGTCTCAAGGTCGAGCACGCTGCGGTGTTCATGGCTGGACGGCTGATCCATCGCGTGAAGGGGAAAAAGCACACGGTGCCCGTGACTGCCGAACTTGCCAGCAAGATCAAGAGGGACGGCGGGGCGGTCTTTACTCACAACCACCCGAGCGGATCGCCGTTCAGTCCAGACGACCTCGCATTGGCGATCAACTGCGACATTGCCGAAATTCGCGCCGTGTTGCCCAACGGTGGCCACTGGTCACTCAAGCGCCCCGGACCCACATGGGATGTGCCGTTCGAGGATATCCCAAACATCCGAACGGTTGCTCGAGCGCTCAACCACGTCGGGAGTCGCGCCCACTACGCTGCTTGCGATACGATCGACTCCGAAATCAGGGCCGCCGGCGGCACTCCCGGCGATCCTACATCGCCAGCGTTTTCTTTCGACCGCTGGATCGAGATCTTGAATGAATCCTACCTCGAGCAATACAACCGATTCCTCGCCCCGTCCGGAGCACGAATCTTCCACCACGGGCCGGAAGTACGAGAGGGATCGGCCGACAAGCCAACCACTGATCCTCGACGATACGCCGCCCGTATATCCCCCTACGGACCAAGGCTGATCATCTCCAAGGCCGCTGGCGAGTACGGCATCGACGGCCTGGCGATCTCCGGACGCGCGCCCAACCGTCCACCGGTGGGAACGATGGGTAACTGGGGTGGCCCAGCTCGCACGCCCGGCGAGAACGTGACCGCGCCGCAGCTCCAAGACGACCATCCGGCCAGCGCGAAGAAACGGAAGCGCAAGGGCCGAAAGAAGCGTGACAAGGAGAACAAGGAAAAGAAGGATGCCATCGGTCGCAACGCGGATACGCGGTACCATGGGGCGCCGCGGCCGATCCTCGATCTGACGCAGCACGGTCGGAAAGACCGGGATGCCGAGCGAAACATGGCCTGGATTTCAGACTTCCAAGACCAGCGCGCCGAGCGCCGAAAGCACCGCTAAAGGTGGACGAGTGAGTCGCTGCCCCAAGTGCAACACCCTGATCGTCTACGCCGCCGGCGATGGAAAGCTCAAGATCCGCACGCGAATGTTGGCGATCACCAAGAGCAGAATCGAGGTGGTCTGCCGCCATTGCGGCGCAGACGTGCCCCTCGATCTCACGATTGGCGACAAGTTGCTCAAGGCCCTCGAGGACCAACCCCCGCGGCTCGTGATCCGCAAGGCGCTTGACCAAAAGGTCCCTTGCTCGTAACGTCAGGACAGATCAGCACCTACCCCAAGTGGCCTAAAAGAGAGGCGGGGCACCGGAGGAATCCGTGTCGACCGCCTCTCTTCGCGAAATCCCCTTCCAGATCGACTTCCCCATCGAAGTTTGGGAGAAGGCTGGCGCCGAGGCTGGCAAAGAGCGTCGTATCGGCGGGATCATCTCGACCGAGCACAAGGACAAGCAGGGCGAGGTAGTTCTACAGCGCGGCCTGGACTTCTCCGACTTCCTGCGCAACGGCTGGCTCAACGACAACCATTCTCGCGAGACGACCGGCGTAGTCGGCTACCCGAGCAAGGTCGAGAATCGGCGCCACAACGGCAAGGCCGCGACCTACATGGAAGGCTACCTGATCCCCGGATACGACAAGTCCGACGAGATCTGGCGCCTCGCCCAGTCGCTCCAGAAGACCAACCGGCGCCTCGGTTTCTCGATCGAGGGCAAGGTCCAAGAGCGCACCGGCGCCGATGGGAAAACCATCGCCGCAGCGCACGTCTCGAACGTCGCTATCACCAACTGCCCGGTAAACACCGTCACTGGTCTCGAGATCGTGGCGAAGTCCATGATGGCGCTCGAGAGCAGCGCCAAGTCGCTCGAGGCTGGCTCGGCCATCTCGGTGCCCGCAGTGGCAACACCAGGCGACGGGTTTGCCTTGCGAACCGAGTCCCTGGAGCGCTCCCCCACCGACACCGCTGGACGGGCGAAAAAGAAAAAGAAAAAGCGAAAGAAGCTATCCAAGGCCGAGGGTCTGGCCTTGATCCAAAGGCGCCACCCTGGCCTGAGTGAGCGGGCCGCAAACGCGATCTTGATGTTCGCAAAAAGAACAAGGAGTTCGAGATGAAGACTTTGAGTGCGGACGAAGCCGCCAGCGCAGCGGCCGAAGAGAAGTTCGGCAAGGGCGCGCTTCCCGAGAGCCAGATTGGCGCCGAGGGGGGCCTCACGCCCAAGGCCCCCGGCAAGCCCATGACCAAGTCCGACGACGACGACACGGACGACACGGACGACGACACGGACGACACGGACGACACCGACAAGTCTCTCAACCTCTCTCGCGACGATCTCATGAAAGCGATGGACACGCTCGAGGCCGTGTCCGAGGGCATCGGCGGTGAGCCAGATCGTCGCGCCGAGTTGGGCGAGAAGGTCGCCTTGGGCACGATCAGCAAGAGCGAGCGAGCCGAGCTTTTCGAATTGCTGGGCGCGCCCGAAGCGCCGGAGGCCGACGACGACCAGATCGCCAAGAGCTTCACCAACGTTTTCTTGGCCGACGACCAACTCGCGCAGGACTACGAGGTTGCCCCGTTCATCGAGCGACATTCGCAGCTCGTTGCCGAGTCGCTCGACTCAATGCGTGAATCGCTCGCAAAGAGCATGGGCGACCAGCAAATGTTCAACCGCGCGTTGGCCAAGAGCTTCCGCGGCATCGGCGGCGTGATCACCGAGCAGGGCGACATGATCAAGTCGCTCAGCGTGCAGAATACGGCCCTCGCCGAGCGCCTGGGCATCGTCGAAAAGAAGCCGAACTTGCGCAAGGCTCGCACGAGCAGCGCCCAGCCGCTCCGCAAGTCTTTCGCGGGCGGCGAGCCGGCAGCCGGTGGTCTGTCCGAGCAACAGATCAACGACGGCCTCGGACGGTTGATGGTCAAGTCCCGCGACAACAATTTCCTGGCGCCCTGCGGCGAGCCGATCGACCGCGCAGTCGCCTTGTACGAGAGCAGTCGCAAGATCACCCGCCGAATGCTCGGCGACGTGGCGACCGAGATGGGCGTCCAGCTCGAGCTCTGATCGAACCCGCCCTGACGGGCATTTTGCAGCGCCGAGCTAGGCTCTGCGAGGAGAACACTATGCAAGGAAACGTCTCGTGGCGGGACTACTCTGGCCTGGGCCAGGGAGATGCCAGCGCCGAGGAAGTCAGCGATCTGAGGAAAGCCCTCGCCGCTGGCCAGGACATCAATTCGCCAGGCGCTTCGGCCGGAGAGGGTTTCCCTCTGAGAACCGAAAGCCTGGAGAACACGCTCAAGACGGTCACCTACAGGATGGACGATGTCCGCTTGTGGTCCGCCCTGACGAAGCTCCCGGCGTTCAACACCGTCGAGGAGTTCAACCGTCTGAAAGAGTACGGCAGCGGAGTCGCCGCGTTCATCGACGAGGGAGATCTGCCCGAGTCCGATGACTCGACTTTCGAGCGCGCCTACACCGTGATCAAGTACATGGGCACGACCCGCTCGGTCACCCATGTGATGAGCCTGATCAAGCCGTCGCACGGCAATGTGATCGCGCAGGAGACCGTCAACGGGACGGCCTGGTTGCTACGGCAGCTCGAACGCGCGCTGTTCTTCGGAGATAGTTCGCTGATCCCGATCCAGTTCGACGGGATCATCAAGCTGATCACCGACAACGCGCCCAACCCCAACCTCAACGTGCTCGATCTCCGCGGCAAGCCGCTGACCGAGGACTTCCTCAACGACGGCGCTCTGATCGTCAAGACCGAGCCGAACTACGGCAAGGCCACCGACCTGTACTGCGCCGATGGCGCGTTCAGCGACTTGGCCAAGCAGTTCTACCCGGCCGAGCGCTTCAACATCCCGACCAGCGGTTTCAACAACGGCATGGTTGGGATGAACATCCAGGGCTTTTTCAGCCAGTTCGGGCCGATCAAGTTCAACCCCGACACCTTCATCCAGTTCGGCGCGGCTGCGCCGTCCGTCGCGGCTGGCCCGAGCGGCAAGCGGCCGGACACGCCCACCGAGAATGCGGCACCGAGCGCTGGCGCCGTTGGTGGTGGAGAGACCTCGCTGTTCACGGCGGCCGACGCCGGTGACTACTACTACAAGGTGGCGGCCATCAACCGCTACGGTCGCAGCGCGGCCGTCGCCATGACCGGTGCCCTGACCGTCGCCGCTGGCCAGAAGGTCTCGATGACCGTGGCCGATGGCTCGATCGCGGGCACAGCGTTCGAGCTCTACCGCACCGCCGTGGATGTCGCGACGGGGACGGAGCGCTACACCGTGACCCAAGCCCGCAGCGCCGCCACCACGGTGCTGACGGACCTCAACCAAGATCTGCCGGGCACGAGCAAGGCCACCTTGCTTCAGCAGAACCTCCAGTTCTTCGCCTTCAAGCAGCTCTGTCCGTTCCTCAAGATCCCGTTGTCGACCGTTTCGACGGCCGTCCGCTGGATGCAACTCCTCTACGGCTCCCCGGTGGTCTACAGCCCCGGCCGCGCGGTGATCTTCAAGAACGTGGGTCGCGCACCCGGTTCGGTCGGTCTGAACAACGCCGAGCTCAACTCGCTGGCCCACTAGGCGAGCGTGACTCTCTGCCCCGGGCCGGGATAGACTCGGTCCGGGGCAACCAGGAGGAACGATGACTCGGGTACGACACAGAATCAGACGCGAGGGCGGAATCACGGTGTGCAGCTCGAGGTACGACCTCGACGATCAAGGGATCGTAGAGGTGACTCCGGAGCATGCTGCGCTGCTTGTTCAGGGCAAAAACTGGTCAGTCGTGGCCACGGCGCCGGAGCCCGAGCCGCTGCCGGAGATGGAGCCCGAGCCGCTGCCCGAGCCCGAGCCCGAGCCGATGGAAGGCTCTTTCGATGTTTTGACGGCAGAGCTCGAGACCCAATCGTTCGGTGATCTGGTCGAGATTGCCAGCGCTCTAGGTCTCAAGGTCGACCGGCGCAGCTCGAAAAACAAGCTGATCGCAGCCATCCGAGCTGCGCGAAAGAAGGACTGACCGATGCAGCAAGGAAGACAAACCACCCGCGCCGGCGAAGTGCTCAACGGCGTGGAGGCGCAAGCGGGCGAGAAGTTCTTGAGCTTCAAACACACGTTGGCGGCGGACCCCGAGGCCATCACGTTCGCCGAACACGATCTGCCCGACATGCTCGACGCGGACTACCGCGTTTTTCTCCAGGGCGAGATGGCCGTTGGCCTCGGCGACGCCGCCTATGTCGACGAGAGCACGATCACCAAGGCGGGCTTCTCCATCGTCGGCGGCACCGGTGCCGAAGTCGCCCACATCCTGATCCACGGGAACGTGGACGAATAGGAGCCCAGCGTGTCGGCAGTCTATCTGCGCGGTGGAATACCGCGCCACGTCAATGCCACCACTGCCAATCCGTCTGCGGTGGAGGAGTGGAGCTGGCGAGAGGGGATCGCCAACTCGATCTGGTTTCGCAACGCCGGAACGGGCGCGATCAAGCTGAGTTTTACTCAGGAGGATGCCGACAAGGGGATTGGCATTGAAGTAGCGGCGAGCGCCGAGAGGATTCTCCCCGCAGAGATCGGCTCGTTTTTCACGAAATCGGCAGCGGCCGAGGCTTTCGAGGCTGTCGTTTTCCTGCGCCGGGGATGATGATCTCCGTTCGGTAGGAGTTCGGTAGGAGTGAGACATGGCCACGAGCCGGCGGAGGACCTCTCTCGATCTCGTCGCGGCCGGCTGCACGGCCGCCGAGTTGGTGGGCCACTTCGTCTACCAGGACCCGATCGGGGAAGTTCGCCAGGTGGACGTTGACGACGCGGCCAAAATGCCCGCGTTCGGCGTGATCGTGCGGAAGGAGACGACGACGGCGTGTGTCGTGCAAACTCGAGGGGTTGTCGCTGGCGTGTTCGTTGGCATGACGCTTGGCCCCGTGTTGATCGGCGCCGCCGGCGCGCCGGCGGCCGCCTTCGTCCGCCCCTCGGCGGGCGTGCGCTGGATTCAGCACGTCGGGCTGGCAATCACCCCCGATCAGCTAGTCTTGAACATTCAAAACCCAATCGGTGTGCAGCCGGCGTAGGAGCGCAATGATGTCCGCGAAGCAAACTGCAAAGGGCTCCCCGAAGCGGAAGCGATGCGCGGCGAGCAAGTGCCGCCGACTGGCCGTCGCCGGCGCCGCGCTCTGCGCGAAGCACGCGCACGAGAGCGCGAACCCGATCGAGGCGGTGAAGCGGCTGAGCGAGCTCGAGAAGTTGCGTTTTCTGGAGGCCGACGCCGTAATTCGAAACCTGGGTCAGTCGATCCGGATGCTGGAGCAGGAGCGGCACCTCGACCTGCTCGAACGCGCGCAGCTCGAGGTCGTGCGCGCCGCGCAGACGGTCGAGTTGCAGGCGGAGATGAAGCGCCGAGGGGCGGCGCAGCGGATATTGTTGGATCAACTCGGTCAAAAGTACGATTTCGATCCGATGAGATGCAGCATTGACGACGTAACTGGCGTGATTCAGGAGCACAAAAAGGGCTCCAAGGAGTAGAGAAAATGGCCGCACGTAAACCGTTGTTCATGGGCACAGAGCCCTACGCTGAAGAGATGGCAGTCAGCGACGAGATGACCCTGGGCGCGCTGACCATCGGCGCGGCCGGCAACATCACGCTGAGCGGCGGCGGCGAGGTGTCTGGCCTCCCCGCCACCCCCAGCTCAACCTGCGCGGCGTCGAAGGAGTACGTCGACGCGGTGGCCGCCGGCCTCGCGCCGAAGCCGAGCGTGAAGGCCCGCGCGCAGGGCGACATCACGATCGCCGCCCCCGGCGCCACGATCGACGGCGTGTCGATGGGCGCGGGCGACCGCTTCCTCGCGGCGGTGCAGACCACCCCCACGGAAGACGGGATCTACGTCTGGACCGCCGCCGCCACGCCGGCCACGCGCGCCGTCGACCTCCCCGCCGCCGCCGAGGCGCGCGGCGTCTACGTTTGGGTCGAGGAGGGCACTGACGCGGACACGGGCTGGGTCTGCAGCGACGACGACGGCAGCGACGTGGTTGGGACCGACGATTTGACTTTCGTGCAGTTCACGGGACTGGGCCTGGTCACGGCCGGCGACGGCTTGACCAAGACGGGCAACACGATGGCCGTCAATGTCGAGGCCGCGAACCCCTCCCTGGCGATCGTTTCCGACGAGGTCGGGATCAAGTTCAACGGCTCCGGCGGGTTGGAGAAGCTGGCCGCCGGCACCGGGATCAAGCTGAGCGGCACCACGCTTGCGCTCGCGGCGGGCGGTGCGAGCGTGAAGGGGCTGCCTTCGCTCTTCGAGATCAACGGCTCGGCGGTTTCGGCGAACGTCACGAAGGCAAATCTGGACGAGCTGACCGGCGCGGGCGCGACCGCGCTACACACGCACGCCGGCGTGCCTGCCACGGAGGCGCCGAAGGTCGAGGGCCCGCTGACCACGGCGACCGACGTGATCGCCGTTGGCGATCCGGTCTACGCCAACGCCAACGACACCGTCGGCAAGTCCCTGGCGAACGACGACGCCAAGGCGCGCGTGCTCGGCGTGAACCGGGTGGGCGCCGGCGCCGCGCCGATCGCGTGCGAGGTCGTCTCGGCCGGGCCGTGTGTCGGCGTGCTGGTCGGCGCGACGTTCAACACGCCCTACTATCTGGCGGACGCAGGCGGGCTCGCGACGGCGCTCCCGGCCGCGGGCAGCCGGGTGATCCAGCTCGGGTACGCGCTCAACGCGACCGACCTCTTCGTCAAAATCGAGGACTTCGGCAAGAAGGCTGCGTAGTAGCACAGGCCCCAGGGTCTAGCGCTGGGTTGCGCTGGTTCACAGGGCCTCTGGCATCGCGCTAGGGGCCCTGCCCCATGGGTAGGAGCAGAACATGGCGACCGATCGCGTACAGGTGCTAAAGCTGGAGACCGCCGCGCTCGGAGGCACCGCCGGCGACGAGGCGCCGTACCCCGCGCCCATCGAGCCCCAGGAGGACGCCCTGGAGTCCGCGGGCCTGTACGTCCAGGACGCCGCGGCCCGCGACGAGACGACGCTTGTCGATCGCAGCGGCGACGACATGCGGTTCAAGGATGGGAACAACACCACGCCGGTTACGTTGTCGGCGTTGGTTGCTGGCGGTGCGTCACCGGCAACCACGAAGGGCGATTTGTCCGGTTTTGATTCTGCCGCTGCACGCATCCCTGTCGGGAGCAACGATCAAGTCCTGACCGCCGATTCGGCACAGGACCTCGGCGTGAAGTGGGCCGCTGCTTCCGGTGGGTCATCCCCCCTGACCACTAAGGGAGACGTTCACGGGTTCAGTACCGTTGATGCTCGCGTTCCAGTTGGGAGCAACGACCAAGTTCTGGTTGCTGACTCTGCGCAAGCGCTCGGCTTGAAGTGGGCCGCAGCTCCACTAGCTGCGTCTCCCGTCTTTGACGCTTATGACACGACTGGTGTCGCAGATATCTCCGCTGGTGTTGTTGTTCCGCTTGACACAGAGCGAGAGAAGTCGGCTGAGTTCACTCACTCTCTCGTCACTCTGAACAGCGAGGTGACGATCTCGACGGCCGGTGTCTATCATGTCAGTGGACAGGCCAATACTCAGATCGCGTCGAGTACCGCCCGCTCTGCGTCGCTTATGTGGCTGGAGCTGGACACTGGATCTGGATTTGCCGAGGTGCCGGGTACGCGCTCGCTCATGTACAATCGCGAGACGAACGAAGGTGGAACCACCGGCGCATTCACCGCCGTCATGGATCTGGCCGTCGATGACAAACTGCGCATGTGGGTTGTGCGCAACTCGGGCAATGCTGCGATGGGGTTGCTGGCTGATGGCTCAAGACTCACGATCGTTGGCTTGAAAGGGCCGGCTGGCGCAGATGGCGAGGATGGTGCGGCTGGGGCTGCTGGGGCAACCGGCGCGGGCGCCAACATCATCGTCAAAGACGACACGGTTTTGGTCGGTACCGTGATGGACACGATCAACTTCGGCACCAGCCTCGCGGTCGTCAATGACGGCAGTGGCGACTGTACGGTCAACGCGAGTGGTGGGTCCAGCATCGAGGAATACACCGCTTGGCAGGACACCGAGGATACGTCGACAGACGACACGACGTTCACCGATGCACTTACGCTCACATTTACGCCAGATGATGCTGGAGACGACTGGCTGATCGAATGGTGCGCTGAAGCAACAATGGACGACAGCGACGAGCATGGCTTCATTCAAGCCAATGTCGATTCTGGAACCATCTATACACGCGACTGGAACGCGTTCCTGGTTGCCTCCCGTTCCAAGACTTTTAGTGGGATGTTTCAGCTCTCGGCTCTGAGCGCGGCCCAGCACACTGTCAGCGTCGAGTTCCATCCGGATAACAACTGGACCACGATGAGATGTAGGGACATTTTCATCAGGGCGAGGAAGCTGTAGAAGTAACGTGAGCAGCAACCTCTTCACGCCGTCGACCCCGCTGACGCTGTCGCTCAACCTCGACGACGGCGCGATGGACTTCTACCCGCGCGCCTCTGTCTTCGGCGGCGGCGCGGTGGTCGACACCGTTGACCTGGTGCACGTCGGGCTGGGGCGGTACGCGGCGACGTGGACGCCCGGCGCGCTGCTGAGCTACGACGTTCTGTTCCTCGTCTGCGTCGACGTGGCGCGCACCGTGGAGAGCGGGCTCTACACGCGCGAGCTGGAGCGGTGGCAATCAGACGCCATCATCGCCAGCGCAATCAGCCTCCCGACGCTACCCGCGAGCATCGCGGATCAGGTCTGGGATGAACTGCTGACCGCTCACGCGATCTCCGGCTCGGCGGGCGAGTTCCTCGCGCGACTGACTGCGGCCCGTTCCGGGAACATTGACGACTCCAATACGCGCGTTCGCCTGGTCGAGAAGATCTGGCGCAACAGATTGGAGCTCGAGGACGGCGACTCCGGAAATTGGGTCCTATACGATGACGACTCGGTTACGCCCTTGCTGACCTGGTCGGTGACGGATAAAACCGATGGGCCTATCACTCAACAGATCAGGACGCCCAGCCGTCGCACGAGGGGCGTATGAGCATCACCACATGGGGTTGGGGATCGCCAGCCGGCCTGGCAACATCGGGTTGGGGCGCGTTCGGGGTTCCAGAGGGCCCCTATCAACCGCAACTCGAGGCCGTACAGCAACTCCGACCCAGTCTTGAGGTGGTCGCTAGCGCTATCAACCTCAAGCTATCCGCCGAGCTTGGCGCACCCGTGTTGATCGCCAAGGCCGAGAACAGCCCAGTTATTCAGGCTACCGATCCAGCTCCGTCGCTGAAGGGCAACAAAGATGGCAAGCATTAGCCTACGGGTGCACATCTCGAATATCGACGAAGTGCTGGCGGTCTATAATCGCTTGAAGATCTACCGGTCCGATGCGGTCGACGGCGACTTTGTGGAGATCACGAGCGAGGACTCTCGGCCGCGGCTGGTCAAGGGCACCATTATTTACCTGTTTTCTGACAGCGGCGGGTCTAAATCGAGCTGGTACAAGACCTCTTACTTCCACAGTGAGAGCGATTCAGAATCGAGCTTGAGCGATGCGCAGCAGGGACAGGAGTTCGACCTAGACTCGTCGATCCTTTCCGTCCAGGGGCTCAAAGACCTCTACCTTTTCGGCATTGACCTCACCGACGACTCGGGGACGCCCTACCCAGATCTGATATACGAGTGGAACATCGCATTTGCGACGGACTGGCTCGAGAAAGAGCTCGACATCAAGATCCTGCCGACCGCGATGGATGAGCGGTACGACTACTACCGCCTCGACTTCGGCAGCTACATGTTTCTCAAGCTGCACGAGGCTCCGGTGATCTCGGTCGAGTCTGTCTCGCTGCAATGGCCCGCGGGATCGGACATCCTCACTTTCCCGGCCGAATGGATCAGCCTGCGAGGCGAGGAAGGGCAGATCAACATCGTTCCCACGTCGGGAAGCTTCTCGGGGCTCGTCATGACCAGCGGCGGTAGCTTCCTTCCCCTTCTCGCCCAAGGGAGACCCTTTGTTCCCAACATGATCCACGTCGAGTACACGGCGGGTTTTGCGGCGGGTAAGGTTCCGATGACCATCCGCGAACTGATCGGGAAGAAGGCCAGTTTCGGCCCGCTCAACATCGCCGGTGACCTGCTCTGCGGGGCGGGTATCGCGAGCCAGTCGATCGGGATCGACGGGCTCTCGCAGTCGTTCAACACCACGTCGAGCGCGACCAACGCCGGTTACGGGGCGCGGCTGCTTCAGTATGGAAAGGAGATAAAGGAGCAACTGGAGACGCTGAAGCGCTACTACCGCGGTATCCGGTTGGTGGTCGCCTGATGTCCGACGACCTTCGCCCTTCGATCATCACGGGCCTTCCGACTGGCATCAAGGAGGCTGGACAGCGCGTCGACTTCCGGATCGAGCAGTACGACCTCGCAATCCAGACCAAGGGCTACCGCGTGTGGTGGAGTCGGGCAGCGATATGCCCCTGCCGCAACAACGACCAAACCAGCCAGGCGGCGGTAAATTGCGCGATCTGCGGCGGGACCGGCTGGTTCTACTACTTGCCAGACTTGGACCTTGATGGCGCCATCGAGGACCCGTTTGGAAACCCGATCGAGATCAATGAGTCTGGGGATGCGGTGGGGATCATGGCGCTGATGACCTCGGCGACCCTCGACCCGCAGATCTACGAGCGGTTCGGCGAGTGGGTTTTCGGAACCATGAAAGCGTCGACCCAAGCCTACAACCGGTTGGGGTACCGTGACCGGCTGATCGTGCGCGACAGCGAGATGGTTTGGGGGCAGCTCGTCAAGTACGACGGCAGCGAGAAGATCCTCGTTGTCGGCGGCCGCTCAAATGCGGGCCTGCGCTACACGCCGACAAAGACCTTCTTGATTTGCAGCGTTGTGGCTGGCGTGCGGACCGACTACCGAGAGGGGTCAGACTACCTGTTGACCGATGGTGAGATCGTCTGGCTGGGCACGCCACCGGACCCGGGCACGCTTTTCGTCTCCTACCAGATGCACCCGACCTTCCGCGTGCTCGATCACGTCTATGCCTTTCGCGACACCCTGGTCGCCAAGAAGACCAAAGCGCTGACCAAGGCCGATCAGCACAAGAAGATGCCGATCCACGCGATGGTCAAGCTCGACTTCTTGATGGACTCGGAATGATCAACGTCGACATCACCGAGGCCATGCCGGCCAACCTGATCTTGCTGATGGACGGCGAGGGGCTCTCCGAGGCGGTGCTCGACGACTTGGCCGAGATGGCGTGGTTGAAGTGGCGCAACCTGGCGGTGCGCGAGCTTCACAGCTCGAGGCAGACCTACGTGGAGGGGATCCAGACGCCCGTAGTCGCCGAGGGCGGGCGCGTGATCACGTTGGTCGGTTGGCTGCCGAACGCCATCGAGAACGGGATCGATGGGTTCGACATGCGGGAAACGCTGCTGGGGCCTAACTCGCGCGTGCGGAAACCGGTGCGCGACAAGTCTGGCCGGCAGATCGGCTGGTACGCGAACATCCCATTCCGCCACGGGTCGCCTGGCAGCTCTGGCTTGGCCGGTGCGCCGATGGGGAGCGCATACGCAAAGGAGGGGGCCATGTCGGCCCCGATGGCGCGTGCCTTCGGACAGAGCGTCTACGCGGCCGCAAAGAGCTTGCGGGCTCGCGGGAGTCGCGGACGAAACCCGACTTCGCTCCCGTCGTACCAGGCCGGCGACAAGCTCCGCGAGCATCACTCGACCTCGATCTACACGGGGATGGTTCGCGAGCGAAAGCCCTACGTCAACGCGCGGACGGGCAAAACGACAACCCAAAGCCAGTACACGACATTTCGACGGATCTCGACCGTTGGCGGTACCGGTTGGATGCACCCCGGAATCGAGCCTCACAATATGGCCCAAAAGGTCGTAGAGTACGTGGCAGGGGTAGCAAACCGCGTGGTCAAAACGGCCGTCGCGGCCGCACTGAAGGGCAAGTAGGGCATGTTCGTCGAGCGTTTGATCTTCAAGCACGTCAAAGAGCGCCTCGCCTGGTACGTCGAGGACCCTGCCAGGTATGAGCAATTCCTGCTCGACGGGGGGCTCAACGAGGATGAGGCGCTCGAGGCTCGCAAGGCGTTTGTCGAGCACCCTCCGACGACGGTGCATGCCTACGCGCGCCAGGGCGGGCCTTTCCCGTGTCTGGCGCTCGTGCTGGGGGCAGAGAATACGGCCGCCGACTATCTCGGCGAGTCTATGGGGATGATGGACATCGACGGTGATGTCTACGTCGACCAGCACACCGGCGAGCCGGTCGACTGCCATTTGCGGCGCTGGGAGCATCGCTTTGACTGGTACATCTACGCTGGCCATCCCGATTTGACGCTCTACTACTACTACCTGCTGCGCCACATCATGGTCGGTCTGCGGTCGAGACTTCAAGCTGAGGACCTCGACGAGATCACCTACTCTGGCGCCGAGTTGGCGCCGGACCCGCGGTACATGCCCAGCGATGTTTTCACCCGGCGATTTTCGATCACTTGTCGCGCCGATGAGCCCTACGTCGAGGATTTCAAGCCGGATGTTGGCTTGGGAAGCTCGATCACCGGGCTCGCCGTAAACGACGACGGATCAATCCCGACCGAGTTGACCGAAGAAGAACAGGCCGAGCTCGCCGCGGCGAACTTTGGCGTTACGACCTACACGGAGGAGTGAGCAATGGCCAGGAAACCAAAGACGGGGCCGTTCCCCGAGGCCGCTGCGGAGACCGCTGAGATCGAGGCGGAATACCTCGAGGGACGTTTCGCAACCAAGACCGCGGCACCCTCCAACTCGGCGCTAGTGCGCAAGGCAGTCCCGGCGCCGCCCCGTGGTCTCGAGATCACCGTTACGCAGTACCAAAAAGCCGCCGGTTTGCGCTGGGAGCGCATGGCTGGTTTCGAGTCCTACGCCAACCGAGAGCTAGGGGCGCGCCATCGCCTCACGGTATCCGAGTGGCAACAGCTTTACGACGCCTGGCTGGCTCGACCGGCTGGCAAAAGGGAGGTTTGATCCATGAGCGCCATCACGACGATCTACTTCAACGGGCGCATGATCAGCGTCCCCGGTGCCTACTCGGAAGTCGATGCGAGTGGGCTCGAGACCATCGGATTGACGGCCAGCGGCATCGTCGCATGCCTGGGAGAGTCGATCGGCGGGAAGCCCTACACCGAGATCAGCGGCAGCGACGTGAAGTCGCAGCTCCAGGTCGCCACCACGCCGCAAAAACCCTTCGACTACTTCCGCAGTGGCGCCCTCCGCGAAGCCGGACCGATCTTGTTCGGGCCGGCCGACGACGAGCAGATCGCGGCCGGAGCCCAGGAGATCGTCTATGTCAAGACCAACCCGGCCGTTCAGAGCGCTGCAACGTTCAGCAATGGCACCGGTGACGCCCTCGACCTGACCTCGATCGAGTGGGGATACTTCACGACTCAGATCAACGTGGAGATTGGCACGAGCACGGACACCCTCGGCAAAATGATCACGATCACGTTCGAGGACACCGAAGAGGTGTTCGACGACGTTGGCGGTGACGTGATGTTTTCGGTCACGTTCGCGGCCACGACGCCAGCCGGTGGCTACACCACGATCACGGCCACCATCGACGCCTCGGCGATGTACGCGAGCTTTACGCTGGCCAGAGCCGGACTGGACACGGACATCACTGGTGCCCAGGTTACGCCAGGCGCAGCGGTCGAGTTTGCCTCGAGCGACGCTGGCGACACCATGACGGTCACGATCTACGGCACTGACGCGCTCGACGCGGCACAGTCGGAGACGCTCACCTTGCTCGGCGTGGCGACGGTTACGGGTACCAAGGTCTGGAACTCGATCCACGGCGTGGTGATCGCATCGGCGCCGGCTGGCACGGTCACGATGAAGACGGCGCCCGGCGCCGCCGCGATCACGACGTTGACCCCGCTGATCCTGTCCCGTGGTCTCTACACCATGAGCGATGTTGCCGTCGCTGGCGTGGTGTTGTCGAATGTGCGAAGCGCCGCGGGCGTAGAGAAGTTTACGATCGTCGGCAAGAACGCCGCCGGCGCGACTCAGATGGAAACGGTCACGCTGACCGGAACCGTGCCGGTCCTGTCGCTGGGCAAGTGGTCGAGCCTGACCTACCTGGCTCTGGCCGAAGTCGCCGCGGCCGGCACTGTCACGGCGAGCGCCGTGGCCGTCAACGCGCCCTTCTCGGGCATCGACACGATCCAGAAGGCCGCCGACAAATTCAACGGCACGCCCGGTTTCACGTTCACGATCGTCACAGGCGAGAGCTCGCTGGCGATGGAGAACATGGACTATGCCGGACCGACCAGCATCAAAGATCCAGCCTCGGTAGACTTCGTGGCAGACCTCTACGCGATCGTCGCCAAGATCAACGCGGAGAGCTCGCTCGTCTCGGCCGCCCGATCGACTGGCGGCACCGGCGCGCCGGACAATACCGCCGCGGCTACCTATCTGGTCGGCGGCCACGAGGGCGACGCTACGCCTGGCAACGAGGGCGTGCCCACATCGAGCAACGCCAACTGGACGGCGGCCATCGCGCTGCTGACCCAGGTGCGCGTCAACACGATCGTCGTCATGACCCACGATCCGGACATCCATTCGCTGGTCAAGGCGCACTGTAAACTCATGGGTGGCGTCGGTCGATCGGAGCGCGATGCCAAGCTCGGCCTGTGGAATACGGGTCTGACCGACTTGCCAACCAAGACCGAGATCAAGAGCCAGGTCGTCAACATCAACAACAAATACTGCGCGGCGTGGGCGCAGAACGTCGAGCGCTACAACACCAGCGGAGAGCGCGAAGTGCTGCCGCCGATGTATGGTGCGTGCATGCTCGCCGGCATGCAGGCGGGTTCGAGCGTTGGAACGGCGACCACGCACAAGTACCTCAACACCTTGTCGATCGGGCAGGACTCCACCTGGAACCCCACCGACGACGCCGAGGAGATGCTCGCCGCCGGTCTGTGCTTTGGCGAGGTGGTCGACGGTATTGGTCGCCGAGTCGTGCGCGGTATCACCACGCATCTGACCTCGGCGAACATCGCCTACACCGAGCAATCGGTGGTCGAGGCCGTGTCCTACTCGGTCTACAACTACCGCTCGCAGATGGAGACCGTGGTGGGCCGCAAGGGCTTTGCTGGCACCGTCACGGCCGCCCACGGCGAGGCCATCGGCATCCTTGGGTTGCTGGTCGGCGTGGCGTTGGTCGCCTACCGGTCCCTTCAGACCAGCCTGACGCTCGATGTCATTGCCCAGGCGGTCGAGATCGCGCCGGTCTTGCCCGTCAACTTCGTCAAATCGACCGTTCACTTGGTCGCGATCCCGCAGTCTGCGGCAGCGTAGGAGTTTGAACCATGGAAAAGGGCAGAGTCCTAACGGGCGCGCGGGCCATGCTGATGCTCAAGGGCGTCAAGGTGGGCTACGCGACCAGTGTGTCGATCGGAGAGACGATCACCTACGAGGCGCTCAAGCTCCTCGACAACATCCAAACCGAGGAGCACGTTCCGACCGACTATGACGTGTCCTTCGAGGCCGATTTCGTCCGCATCGTGGGCGAGACGGTCAAGAGCCTCGGCTACTTTCCCGCGCAGGGAACGTCGCCCGAGCAACACCTGAAGAATATCTTGCTCCAGGGCGAGATGACGGCCGTGGTGATGGACAATAAGACCAAGGTGCCGATCGCCACGGTCGAGCAGGTCAAGGTCGCCAGCAAGAACTTCCAGATCAACGCGCGAGGCGTCGTCGGCGAGCATCTAACGTTCGTTGCCGTCAGAGCGAAAGACGAAAGCGAGGTGTAGACCTCGTTCGGAAAAGGAGAGCGGGAAATGGGTATCATGGCAGACATGGGCGAGATCAGATCGCCCGAGGAACTGAAATCCGAGATCGAGGGTCGCGATAAGAAACCGGCGGTCGACTCCGATCCGCGACTCGAGGAGGATTTCGCCTTCGACATCTCTTGGACCGATCCGAAAGGGCACGTCTGGAAGGGATCGTTCACCAACCGGATCTTGGACTTCACGACCACTGCGCGCGTGGGGTCTCTGCAAAGCCGGCTGTCGGGCGGCGTGCCGATCGAGTCGCTGTCCGACTACATGGCAAGCCACACCGAGAAGCTCGCCCACTGCACCTTCTCCCTGGTCAAGCGGCCGAAGTGGGCAAACGAACTGGGCACGCTCCGCTACACGCGACTGCTCGATCTGATCTACGAGGGGGTGGCCTTGCACGAGGCTACGTTTTCGGGACGTTTCGCGCCTGAAGAAACAGGTGCTAGCGGAGACGGAGACGATCAAGGGGCAACTGAGGAGGTGGGCTAGTCAGAGCGCCAGGGCCGCGCCTATGCCGCCGTTCGAGCAGATGTCTCTCGGCGGCTTGCTGCGAGACTTCTACCGAGAGAGAGCCGGTGAGCTCAATGCGCTGAAGGCCAGGCGGCGCGCGGATGGCGGTGATTTCGAGCTCGAGGAGAGGATCGGTGAACTAGAGCAACTGTTCTCCGACCAGCCCCCCTTGTGGGAGATGGACGCCGACGAGGCCCTCGAGAATTGGTATGTCCCGCGGAAGACCGGCGACGCGAAGGTTGACCGATGGGAGGAGCAGATAGCTCGAGGCGAAACGCCGAACCTCGACGAGTAGGAGCGCGCCCATGGCCGAGACCGAAGCGAAAGTCAAAGTCAGCGCAGACGCAAAGGACCTCAAGAACGTCGCCAAGGCGATGCGTGAGGCGTTTAATCCTTCGGTCGTCGGGACATTCACCGCAGCCACGCGCGGGCTCACGAAAGATCTGAAGGGGCTCACGAGCCAGCAGGGCGCCATGGTCAAGGCCATGCGCGACGTGGCCAAAAGCCAGAATGCCTGGAACAAGCTCGCGGGGCAGCTAAAGTCGGTCGCCGAGCAGGCCAACAAGGCCACCGAAGGCGTCGACAAGCTCAACAAGGCGAATGAGCGGTCTGACGCGGCCGCTCGCAAGCGTAGATCGTTCGTCGCTGGCGCGATGCAGGGGTCCGGGCTCGCGCAGTACATGCCCGCTGGCGAGGGCATGTGGCGCCGCGCCGCGGGGAATGTGGTGGGCGGCGCGGCTCGGCGTGTCGCGGGGGCCGCAGCCGCTCCCTTCACAATGCCCGGCATGGGCGGCCTGTCGTCGATGATGCAGGCGATCCCCCTCGCCGGGCCTGCGGCCGCCGGCGCCTTGCAAGCTGGCCAAGGGATGTACGGAGCCTACGTTGGGCACCAAAAAGCCAGGCAAGCAAACCTCTACTTCGCCACGAAAAACATCGGAGATACTCGAACGCATAGCGCGTCCGCTGGTTCTAGAAGATGGTTGGATATCGCCGCTTCCTATGCCCGAGAAGCAGGAGAAGGAAAGGGAGAGCGGGCGGTAGAAGCTAAGAAAAAGCTTTCCGCCCTGGAGGATGAAGGAGTCCGAAGAGAAACCCGCGCGGGCGAAGTCGCGGCCATGTCACCAGGACAGAGAAGGGCGTCATTCCAACAGTCATTCCAACGGGTCATGACAAAGGAGGGGCTTGCCACAGCCGCGAAGCGTCATACGGGTCACGTATCGGACAAGCAACTGAGATCGCAGATCACGGCGGCTCGGATAGCAGTAGGACAAGCGTGGCGAGAGGACCGAAAAATATCCGGGGAAGACTTAGAAACCGCCAAAGAGAATGCCAGATCACACACGACAAGGGTAGGAGGTCTCGGAAGCTCCCGCTACGGGATTAGACTGGGCTACGACCCGATGCAGCAAGAGGCGATGAAAGGCGAGCACTTCGGCGCCGCCGGCGGCCGGTTCGAGCAGGGGCAGTTCAACGAGGCCATGGCCGCCAAGATGATGTACGGCGTCTCGATGGGCACGTCTGGCCAGTTTGCAAAGCTCGGCCATGCGGGGGGCGGCGGAACGGGGATGGGTTCTGGGCTCGCTGGCGTCCTGAAAGCGGCCGCCGCGCAGGGGATGGAAGGGTCGGAGGTTACCGACTACCTGCAACAGCTCGTCTCGCTTGGTCAAGAAGCTCAGAAGCAAGGCGTCAAGATCAACATGACCGAACTGACACGGCAGAGCGGGATGTTTCAGGCGATGGGGATCGGGAAGTTGCAACGTGGGCAGATGGTCGCTGGGCTCAATCGCAAATCGAGACAGGTTGGCGCTCGCGGCGTCCAGGGTCCAGCCGATTTGATGGAAATGAGGGCCATGGGATTCGATCCGAATGACCCACGGGGGGCGAGAGTCAGCTACGCCGAAACAAAAAACAAGATGTACGCCGGCATGACCAACGAGGGCATGGCCAACCTGTTCACGATGGCCGCAAAAGGTATCGGTGGGGTGAAAGGTGGAAAGACACCCTACGGAACAAACGAGATCCGCAAGATGCACATGGTGAGTTGGGCAGCGGAGCATGGAATGAACATCTCTCCAGCTATGGGAGAAAAGCTTTTCAACGCGGCAAGCGGTCCCAATGCCAAGGCGAGACTCATCGAGTTGTCAGAGGAATACGGGATCTCCGGGGCGGGCGGTCGCGAGCAAGGCGATCTGATGGGGGCCGCTCGAGGACTAAACCGGAAGGGCGCGCCAGGGACCGTCGCTGCGGCCAACCTTGCGCAGCAGCGGATCGCGATGGGCGGCAAGATGTCGGGGATCATGGTCCAACTCGAGCAGGTTGGGATCAGGTCGGTGGGGGTTCTGTCGAACTTCAACGGGTCGATCGAAAAGGTCGTTGGCACCATGGGCAAGTGGCTCAAGCATCTCGACAAGTGGACTAGTTCATCCAGCCCCGGTGGTGGAAAAAAGAGGAAGTCGAGGCCAGGTGGATGACTTTCGCACCAATCCTAAACCTGCTCGGTTTCGAGACTGATGGGAAGCGGCTCGCCAAGGCGTCGGTCCGGATCGGCATCACGGTTTACCCGCACGACAACGACCCTGTTTTCACCGAGCGAAAGTCTCGAGCGCGGCGATTCAACTGGATCAAGGGTGACACCGAGGGGAGCGTTGTCGGGTTCAACTGGTCGAAGCGGCTCGGGGCCAGCGCTGGCACCTGGTCGGCCACGATCAAGCTCGCCCGAGACACGGACATAGATCCGGCGGCTCGCGGAGACATCCTTGACGGCGACTGGGTAGACATCGAAGTCAACCGAAACGGTTACATTTTCCAGATCTGCCGCGGCGTGGTCGATAGCGTTCGCCTGCACAAATCAGGTTCGATCGGCGCCACGATCCGCACGCTCACGCTTACAGGGCGCGACCACGGGGCGCCGTTCGACGGCCTAACCGCCTGGCAGAATATCTACGTCCGCACGCTCACAGAGGTGTCGGTGGGGCTCTACACGGACCGCGTTGGCGGTGCGCCCGGTGACAGCCCCGGAGGAATGTTCCGGCGGCTAATTGAGGCCACCTTCGCCCGTGGGACAGAGAAAAACCGGTCAGCGTGGCACTTCCCGCCGAGCATCGCGAAAACGAGCGAATCGAGCTTCATCGACGAGCTCTCCATCATCACCGGCGACACCCGTGGTTTTTTCATGAACCAAGACCAGCTATGGACTGGGCCAGGTCAGACGCTCCACCAGACGCTCCAGAACTGGTGCAACCCGCTGCTCAACGAGATCATCTACGACTTCAATCCCGTCGCACCCGTGGGCAAAGAAATGGAGGCACGGATCCGCGAGAAGCCGTTTGTCTCGACGGTCAACGGCCGAAACTCGCCCTGGTTTAACCTGGACACGCTGACCATTCCCGATTGGATGTTCACCGAAGATGACCTTGTACGAGCTGGGCATGAACGGTTCAACATCTTCGAAGTAATGGCGGACCTGGGCTACATGAAGGGCCAGGAGCAGACCGGTATGACGCCGCCGATCTACGCGATGGAATCGGTGAAGCGCCACGGATTGAAGCCCTATACAGAGAACACCAAGTATATCGCCGCCGGCGGGGATGGGAGCTGGGAGCTCGAACGAAAGGACTGGCAACGCCTGCTCGTCGACTGGTACGGGCCGAATCCCTATTTGCTATCCGGTACGGCTTCAATCGGTGCGATGATCCCTGAAGTCCAATTAGGGAAGAGATTGCGAGTGGACACCGGAGAGACAGCACGCGACCTAACCGCCTATGTCGAGGCCGTCGAGCACTCGTTTCGGTGGGCTGGGCCGTCTGGGCCGCCCGACACGGCGACCAACGTGACGGTGACGCGCGGGTGGCATGGGTCTGACGACGACTATCTGAGGATGGTCCAGGCGGTTTCTGCGCAGTACCAGGACAACTTCTAATGTACGAGCCCCACGAGTTAGACGACGGTTCTGTCCTTCAATCGGGGATACCATCTCCGGATGTCGACGCACCGCCGCCCTCGTCGCGATTCACGTTCGGGATGGTCGTTCGAGGGATTGTGCTCCAGACCTACTACGCAGACGATGAGGGCTGGGCGGATCAACTTTGGTCTGGCGCTCGTGGGGTGTTCTGCGACGTTCGCGTGTTCGGGAAGCGGTCGCGCGTACTCACGAGGGTGCCAGTTTGCCAGGGCGCCGGCGGCGTGTTCGACGAGGACACCTATGTGCCGAGGGCCGCTGCCCTCAACCTCGACGGCGGCGCGCTCGTTTCGGATGGGTCACAGACCACGGCGCCGACGATGGCGCAATCGATGGACGGCGACAGCGTGCTCGTGGGATTCCTCGAGAACGATCCTTTCCAGCCGTTCGTCTTCCCATTCGCGCTGCCCCACCCTGCGCAGAAGCACGACTACGCCGAGGCCGATGGTCGAGTGCGGCGCATTCGCCACAACGGCGTGCTGCTCGAGTGGGATGCCGAGGGCAACCTGCTGATCGACGCCACTGGATCGGCCAAGCCGGACCTCGGCGCCGGCGGCGTGGAAGTCAGCAACAGCGGCACCGCTGGCAAGATCACAATCAAAACGGCCGACGCGACGGGGGCGGTCAGCAAAGTAGAGCTCGACCAGCTCGGCGCCGCCAGGGTCGAGTCCGCCGCCATCACCAAGCTCGAGCTGCTCAAGGACGCCGAGGCGACCCTCGCCGCCGCGACCAAGGCCGTCGTCGACGCGCCCCTGGTCGAGCTTTCAACGGCGCCGCTCGAGCCGACGATCAAAGGGGTGACCTACAACACCGCCGAGTCCGCGCTGCTCGTCTTGATCAGCCAGGCGCTGGTCAAGTCCGCTGCGGCCTTCACGGCCCTCGCGGCGATCCCCTTGCTGTCTCCGGCTGCAACGCCCCTCGCGGATGCAACCAAGGATCTCGGCCTAGCGGTTGGCGGGATCGTCGCGTTTACGGGGGCGGCGGCGAGCTGGACCAGCACCAAAGTGAAGGCGGGATAACATGGCGGCATCGATCCTGAAAGTTCTGGCCGAGGAAGTCCGCCAGGGGCTCACAGGGGACACCAACTACAACAAGAGCTTGCCGTGGGTTTTCAAGCTGGCGGTCGAGGGCGAGTCGTTTGTCGGTCCTACGGGCGCGGACGGTACCGCCCTGTTTCCGCTTCCGATGGCGCCGGAGAAATTCGACTATGACCTGCCCTTCGCCGGCCAAGCCACCCCGCAGCAAGAGGGGGGCGTGGTGGCCGAGGAAGCTGGGATCGTGTTGGGCTCGATCTCGATGAGCGGGACCACGGGATTCAAGCTGCGCGGCGTCGACACGCTCACCTTTGCGCAAGCCGATCCGGTATTCACGTCAGATCTGGCATCAAACGGCGTAGGCGCGGCGGTGAGCGGTCAGTACCACTTTTGGCTCCTCGCCAACCGGTGTTTCGAGGGCTACTCGGAGCTGAAAAAGAACCCCGCGCTTGCCTCGAAAACTCGGATGGAGCTGCACATCCTGAAAGAGAATCTGCACCTCGAGGTGATGCCCGTCAGCTTCCGCCTAGTCCGAGGCGGAAACCACCGCGTAACCTACGGCTACGAAATCAAGCTGACCGTGCTGGGCGCGGCTGCGCCGATCTACTACGAGTCGCCGAGCACCAAGTCATTCTTTGACGACCTGAAAGATGGCTTGGCAAAACTCCGCGCCGCCGTGCAGTCCATCGCCGCGCTGATACAGGACATCACGTCTGCCGTGGGAGAAATAGCGCGGTTCATCTCTTCGATACCGTCGATCTTGAGCGATCTTGGTTCCATCATCGACGCTGCGACGGCACTCGTTGAGGGAACGAAATCGTTTTTGGACTTCCCCTCTGCCATGATCGCAAACCTGCAATCCTTGCTCGAGTCGGTCGCAGTGCTTGCTGAGAATGTCGCGGAGTGGCCCGCAGATGTGGCGGAGTCCTTTCTGCGGATCAACGACGAGGTTGACGCCATGAAGGTCGCCGTCCGAAACAAGTTCCGACAGACCGAGGAATCAGTCTCGGAGCGGTACAACCAGCTATCCAACTCGAACAGGTTTCCGCCCGAGAACATCAGCTCGCACCAGCAGAGTTTGATCGACAAGGCGGCAGACGATGCGTCTGATGGCGGGCTGACGCTCGACCAGGTGTTTGGTGGCGGATTCAAGCCCGGTGACAAGGCTCGCCAACTCGCCGCGAAGGACGGCGACCGCATGAGCCAGAAGGGCTACAGCGGCTTTGACGAGCGCGTCGTGGGCCAGGGAGACACGCTCCAATCGTTGGCGGCGAAATACCTCCTCGACCCCGCGCGCTGGATCGACCTAGCTGCGGTGAACGGTCTCCGAGCGCCCTACATCACAACGCGAGCGAAGATCCCGAACACGTTGCAGATCGGCTCGAAGATCTCGATCCCCAGGCTCAAGTCTTCTCCGGTGTCGCGCGTGATGTCGGGCACCGCCGACACGGACGAAAGCCTGTTCGGCGTAGACGTAGAGCTCGAGGCGCTATCCAGCGGCCGCTACGGCTGGCGGATCGACACGGCGCACGGGGCCGTCGACGCCCAGCTCGTGCGCGGCGTCGACAACGTGAGCCAGGCGATCGGTGTGCGACTTCGCACCGAGCGCGGCCAAAATGTGATCTACCCTTCGGTTGGCCTTCCGCGCCAAGTCGGTCTGAAATCCTTTGGTGCCGGAGAGGCCATCCTGGCCCTCCGACAGCAGATCGCATCGGACCCACGGGTGCAAAAAATCCTGGGGCTGCGATTCTCTCTCGTGCAGGACGCTTTGACGCTCGAGGCGTCGGTGCAGCTCGTCGGATCTCAGGTTCCTCGGGCTATCAGCCGAACGCTCTAGGAGGGCCTGATGGGCCAGCTACAGTTGCGCCGATTCTCCCAAATTCTCACCCGCATGCGGAACCGAGTCGTTGCTCGCACCGATCTGACCGACATGATCGAGACCGGAGCGGTCAATCAAGTGCTCGCCGCCGCAGCTCGCGAGGACGATGAGCAATATTTCCAAATGGCAAACCTGCTCGACTTGTTCGATCTGGACAAGGCAACGGGTGACGATCTCGACGAGGCGGCCGCGGTGGTCAATCCCGACCGGCTGTCTAGGCTGGGAGCTAGGTCGGCGACTACGTCGGTGACCTTTTCTCGCGCGGGGATCACGGGGGACCTGGCTATCCCGCAAGGGACTGTCGTGCAGGTTCCGGCGTCCGGCTCGGCGGCGGCGCTCCGGTTCATCACGACCGCCGCTGGCGCCATCCTCGACACGTTCAGCACGTCGGCTGCCATCGCGGTCACGGCTGACACGGCTGGCTCAGCCTACAACGTGAATCTGAACACCATCACGGGATTCGCGTCCGGCAAGCCCAGCGGCGTCAACTCGGTGACCAACCCGAGCGCAGCGACGAACGGCCGCGACACCGAGAAGGACGATGCCTTCCGAACCCGCATAAAGCTCTACCTCAAGAGCTTGAGCAGGGCGACCACCTGGGCGCTCGTGTCTGCCAGTCTGGGCGTAGAAGCGGGGGGAAAAACCGTCGTCTACGCTGCGGTAGTCGAGGACATGGTCAACCTCGGAAACGTGATCATCTACATCGACGACGGGTCTGGAACCGCCGAGGGAACGCCGATCACGCCAGCGACGGAAACCGTATTGGCGTCCGCGCTCGGCGGCGAGGTTGATCTGTACCTCGCAAACAAACCGATCAAGCGCGAGGCCGGCTACGTGATCTCGCTCAACGCGGCGCCCCAGACAGAGGGGACCGACTACACGCTCAACCCGGCCAACGGCCAACTCAAGTTCTTGACGCCGTTGACTACGTTCGACCTGGTCAAAGCCGACTACACCTACTGGGATGGACTGATCCAAGAGGTTCAAAAGGTGATAGATGGGGACGCCGCCGACAGAGAAAACTGCCGCGGCTACCGCGCCGCAGGCGTGCTGGTTCGCGTGATGGCGCCTCAAGTCGTGCAGATGGTTCTGACGGCCAACATCGTGGTCTTGCAGGGGTGGTCGCAAACGGACGTGGCCACCAAGGTCGAGGCCGCTGTCTCGAGCTATATCAACTCGCTTGGGATCAGCGAAGACGTTGTGCTCAACGAAATCAAAGAGCGAGCGATGGCCGTGCCCGGCATGTACGACATAGCCATCACGGCACCAATGGCGAATCGAGTGATCCTCGACAACCAGATCGCCCGGATCATCGCGGGCAATAGCTCGATCAGCTAGGGGCACCGCTATGGCGCTAGTCGTTACCCAAAGAGACCCACTAGACGGAGAAGCGGACGTTTCTAAGACTGTTACCGTCGAATTTGACGTGGTGGATCTCGTTGACATCGTTGCGATCGAATCACTGGTCATATGGGCGAATGTGGACGGCGGCGCGTGGGAAGAGATCTGGCCTACGGGACAGGGATTCGCTGGTTCTGCAAATGCGGGATGGACGGTGGCTTTCGTCGGTACGCCCGAACTAGACAACGTCGTTCCTAGCGGCTTCCGGTGTCAAGTGACCCCGGATGTTGCGTGGGCGAAGGCGGTTGTCGTGGGTTTTAAGGTATACGTAGAGAGTTCATCAGAACCCGCCATCTTCATGGCAACTAGCCAGTGGAGCACAACAAAGCCAATCTACACTTTCTACGATCCTGCTACTGATGTTTTCCTTGAGAATGACATACGAACGCTAGCCAACCTTTCCGACTATGACGGTCCTGCCGGCCCTGGGGGTGCCGGTGGTAATTGCTGGGGTTGTGAAGGTCCATTAGGGGGGACGGAATACGGGGCGGTAGGATTCGGATACGGTACTAATTTGTGGCGTCTGGATTCGAAAACATCCGCCACAAATCTAGCAACGCAATCTGGATTTACGTTGTCCCCTCCGCACTCTGGGCGGCTAGCGAAGTTTTTAGGCTATATCGGACAACGGATAGCTTTCATGGATCGCGCTACAGGCCGCATCCAAATCTGGAACAATGAGGCGGGTCCTGGCTATGGGTGGGAGACAGAAATCCTTCCTCCGGCGGACTGGGTAAGCCCCTGTATAAGCCCGTACTCTGTGTCTATGCCAATTAGCCCTGACGGTAAGGTTTGGTTGGCATACAATTCAAGCCTAGGAAGTAGTTCCTCTTACCCCAGTTTGGCCTCGTGGGATGGTTCAGCATGGACTTGGCATGGTCAATTTGCTACTCGAAGTTCGAGGATCAGTTACTACGCGATGGCCAATGATGCAATTTATTGCATTGGGGGAGGAAAAGCGGGGAATATTTACTTCAGTGCCTATAAGTGGAATGGGGTAGCTTGGGAAACTATAGTCGCAGGCACGGGTAACTACGGTAAATTCGAGAACTATGGGAGCTTTGTTGGTTTTGCTGATCACACTCTGGCCATGTTCGAGTACCAAACTAAGCGAATACGTCTGTGGGATTTGTCTGCTGCGCCAACCATATCTGGATCTTCCCCTCCAGGTAGTTTGGGCTATGCGATTCCTACACTTGGTAGTGCGTCTGTCAACTACTCTCCGTGG